ATTATTACTGGGAAAAAGACAAGTGGAGTATCAAGGTTATCAAATGGGGTAGGTCAATGCTTACCTACGGAACGGGCGTTGTCTATCTCTACTGGGATATTGACCATCCTTGCATGGTGAATGTACCACTACGAGACTTCTTCTTTGACCCTACCGCTACTGACTTATACTCAGCATCTTATGTTGGCCGTAGATACTTAACAAGCCTAGACGATCTTAAAACTTATGAAGTAGTAGACCCTGAAGCTGGCGAAATGAAACCTCGCTATAAGAACCTAGATAAAGTCACTATGGGTAAGTCCACTGGTGAACAAACCGACAAAGAAAAGAAGGACATATTCTACGGTTCGACAGTATCGGAAGATGACGAGGGCCAAGTAGAAATCATTGAATACTGGACAAAAGACCGATGTATATCGGTTGCTAACCGCACAACTATTATCGAGGACACCGAGAACTGGTTTAAAGCAAAGGCTAGAGAAAACGGCGAGGAATATCCAAAGGGCATTATTCCGTTTGCAGTGATGCGTGATTACATTGATGAATCTCTGTTTTATGGACGAGGTGAAATTGATGTGATTCGTGACGAGCAGGAATTACTGAACGACATCACTAACCAGAACATTGACTCGGTTACTTTCACACTTAATCAAATGTACACACTCGACCCGAAGTATGCTCACTTACTGAAAGAGATCGAGAACATTCCTGGTGCTGTATACCTAGCTGAACGAGGCGCACTTAATCCAATAGACCAACGACCTATCCCTGGCGATGCTTTTAACGAGCGAATGAACCTCAAGAATGAAATCCGTGAAACCACCGCATCTAATGAAGTGGTTAAGGGTGTAGGGCAAGATGCCTCAACGACTGCAACAGAAGTCAACGCACAGATAGCCGGAGCAGGGCAACGACTAGGACTCAAGATTACTCAACTAGAGAACGAAGCATTTAGAGATCTAGCAATGATTGTCTTTGAGATGATTAGACGCTACGTTACCGAACCAATGCTTGTAAAAGTTATTGGTAAAGACTCTGTTGAGTTCCAAGAGTTTAACCCACAAGAGTTTGATGGCGACTACGAGCCACGAGTACAGCTTGAAACCACTATCCAGTCACAGAAAGACCAAGACGCAGCTATGGCTAAAGAAATGATGGCAGCTTTCTTGAATGACCCAGATGTAAATCAAGTTGAATTAAAGAAGATGGCACTACGCAAGGGCTTTGATCTAGACCCTGACGAAGTAGATGCGCTTGTACAACCTATGCAAGACCCCATGATGGGCGATCCTATGATGGAAGATCCAATGATGGCGGAAGGTGAAATGCCACCAGAAATGCCTATGACTGACGTTTACGAAGATCCGGCCACAGGAGAAATCTTACCTCTAGATGCAGAGCCTACTGAAGAAGAACTAATGATGATTGAGGCAGGGCTAGTATGACCCCAGATGAACTAAAAATAGCCTACAAAGCATTCTTTAAAGATTCAGAGGCAGGGCAAGACTTCATGAAGCGACTATCACAGATACTAGAATCGAACCTTGGTAAAGCTACTGACCAGAACAGCCTTGATTACCTTGCAAGATACAAGGGGAATAAAGAGGCTTTACAGATAATCGAACTGACCATAGGAGGCTTATCGAAGTAGTCGCTAATCCGGTGTAGAGAATAGGAGTTGTTTACCAACTAATAAGAACCCTAGCCCGTTTTAAACCTGTTCTCTACCCTGGGCAAGGGACTTTAACAATTAAGGAAAAGGTATGGACGAACAAACCACAACCAACGCTCCTGTCAGCGAGGGCGCAACTATTGACGGTGTTTCAGTAGATTCACAAGGTCAGGCAGTTGCACAACCCGAAACAACAGAAACAGCAGAGGCGGTCAAAGAACCAACTACCGAAGCTACCACATCAGAGCCGTCAAGTGACGATAACTCAGACGATGTAACCGAGTTTCTAAAGAAGAAAGGTGTTGACACCTCGAATCCAGAAGAAGCTTTAAGAAAAGTAGCAGACATAGCTAGAAATGCAGAGAAGGCTATGCACCAAAAGGCTCAGAAAGCCAGTGAACTAGAGAAAACTCTTTCAACGACTTCAGATGAAGTTGCAGAAGATGTTGCGTTAGCCACAGGCCAAGACCCCGAAGTGCTTAAACGACTTCAACGCATGGAGGTTAAGGATGTAGTGAGAGAGTTTTGGGACACTAACCCTCAAGCACGAGAGTTTGAATCTCAAATGATCGAAGAACTACAAACACGACCTCATCTTGCAGGTGACTTAGATGCTCTATGGGCAGTAGTACAAAGCAAGAATAGCGATGTCATAAAGTCTCAAGGTAAGAAAGAAGCTCTTTCAAGCCTAGCCCAGAAACAACAAGCCGCTGTGCCAGCAGGAAATGCTGTACAGCCTAACGGAATGGGAAGCCCCAAGATAACGCCACAAAACGTAGACTCGCTCGTAGCTCAGAACGATATGAACTGGTTTAGAGCGCACTACGATGAAATTAACAGGGCAATGTCTGGGTAATCCTTTTAAAGGAGACTAAATAAATGACAACTGGATTATACGGCTCAGGAAACGTCAACATTGGCGCAACCGCAGCTAACGTATTCCGTCCAAACGTGTGGTCAAAGGAAGTATTGATGTTTGTTAAATCAAACCTTGTACTTTTGCCTTTGGTAAAGCACTATGACGCAGATGTAAAAAGCTCAGGTCAGACTTTGGAGATTCCAAATGTCTCAGCTATCACAGCTAACCTAAAGAGCCAAAACACAGTAGTTACTTTGAACTACAACACTGAAACCAAAACTACAATAACAATCAACAAACACTACGAATCTTCATTTATCGTTGAAGACTTAGTAAAGGTACAGTCAGCATTTGACCTACGAAGTGACTACACACAAGCTGCTGCTTACGCAATCGCTGAAAAAGTTGACGCTTCTATCGCAACTGACATGACAACTGAGTTTAAGAGCGATGGATACGCTTACGGTGCATACGGTACAGCTATCTCTGATACTCTTATCTTGGCTATCAACCGCTACCTTAGCGAGAACAAAGCACCTCGCACTGACCGCTCAATCGTTGTTCACCCTAAAGGTGAAGCTGAAATGCTTGCAATTGACAAGTACGTTCGTTACGACTCACTCGGTCAATCAGCAGACCAGAACCCTACCAAGACTGGTAAGATCGGTCAAATCTACGGTGCAGAAGTATTTATGTCACAGAATCTAGTTTACCTAGACACTGCAACAGATGAATACAACTCGCTATTCTTCCACAAGGAAGCATGGGCAATCGCTATGCAGTTAGAACCACGAACTCAAGCGCAGTATAAGCAAGAATATCTTGGCTGGCTTGTCACTGTGGACGTATTGTACGGTCACACTCAGCTTCGACCTGGCTTCGGCTTCGTTATCAAGCACTAAGATAACCAAAGGTCAGCAATCGACCCCCTTTATTGGGGGTCTTTTGTATGGTATAATGTAATTGAATTAGGGCAGGGGCTATATGGGGAATCATATGGCTGAAATTGATGCGTTCAAAGACCCAGTCGGGGTAGATAAACAAACACTTAAAAATCTAGGCATTAAAGAGGACACCGTATCACCAGTCCGAAAGCTTGCTTACCTGCAAGAACAACTTGGACAATTAGAAACTATGTTCTGGAGAGCTAGAACAGACGTAGTTCACGCTAAAAGACTTCAGCAAAGTGATGTATTAGCACTCAAAAACAAGGGATTAGAGCGTGAAACAGCTCACATGAACGAGATTGAGCAGTTTTATGGCGGTATGATCATGGTTAAGCGCATGGTAGAACAGTTGCGTGAAGAATATCCTGAATTAGCTGTAGAGGACTAACATGGAAAAGCTGGCTGTCGTGCTACCAAGCCGAGGCCTCATGTTTTCTCAGACACTTGAAGAACTATTACGAGAACTAGAGGGCTTTAACTACGAAATATACTGGTCACACGGTAAATCACTACCGAAGTGTTTTAATGACCCCACTGAAAAAGCCCTCAAAGACCCTGATGTGTTTGCTGTTCTGTTTTGTGAAGATGATATGAAACTACCAAAGGGGATATTGCGTAAGATGTTTGCAGCGCAGTACCCCGTAGTAGCTTTAGATTACCCATTTCAGCAAGATGGTGACTCCACTTGTTTGCACGACCCTAAAGGCTATGCATATTGGACTGGTACAGGCTTCCTATTAGTGGCTAAACAAGTCTTAAACCAGATGGAAAAGCCTATATGGCGCACAGATACTACCTTTGACCCATTTATAGACAAAGATACTATCCACTTCTGGCCCAGAAAGCTTACGAAAGTCTTTTACGGCTTGCACGATCTACGGTTTGGACTTTTATTATACTCAGCCGGACTTCCGATCATGACCCTAGACGACACCGCAGGGCAGCGTAAACTCGTCAAACTTGGGCAACCAGGCGTAAACAATGGCGCACACGAGATTATGGAGCTTACTGAAGTAGGCAGAGACTTAGTATCGGGCATGATAGACAAAGACAACGCTACTCTATTCAGGGGCGCACTCAATAGGGTAAAGAACGTCAAGATATGGGAGGATATACCACCATTTATCTCCTATGACGAAAACGAACAGCCGTACTTGAATGACGGTAGAAAGTTTGAACTAGTCCGATGATTGCCATTATTTTACCCTCACGAGGTCTTATATTCTCTCAAACAGCCGATGAGATACTTCAGAACGTAAAAAGAGTTAATCAGCAAGGCTGGGAAACAAAGATATTCTTTTCGCACCGCAAACCTATCCCAGATTGCTTTGAAATCCCTACTAACGAAGCGTTAAAGAACCCAAACATTACCCACCTATGGTTTGTAGAAGATGACATGGTACTTCCGCCTAATACCCTAGAAGATATGTTAGCGATGGACTTAGCAGTCGTAACCGCTAACTACCCCACTACTGACAAGAAAGACGCAGCCATACTCACGATCAAGAACCGTATTGTGTACGGCGGTACTGGCTGCTTATTAGTTAAGAAAGAAGTATTCGATGAGCTTAAAAAGCCATACTTTCGGTCAGATATAGTATGGATACCCCGAAACTACGGTGAATACATCAAGTTCACTGGAATGAAGAAGAAGAACCAAGAGGGCTACGGCTACCACGATGTTAATTTCTACATGAACCTCTATAAGCTTGAAATACCTGTTCACAAGCTACCGTATACCCTTGCTCAAAGAAAACTCAAGGAACTAGGCAAACAAGGCTCAAACAATGGACAACATAAGATAAGAGTCTGGAAAAAGGTACAAGAGGACAGATTCTTTAAGCTCAAAGAACTACCTATTGAAGAAACCGGCAATCTTATTGAGATACTTACACCCTCTGGAAGCGTACTGGCAAAGCGTGACCATGCAGAGAAGCTTATTAACGCTGGGCTGGCTTCACCAGCACCAAGAAAGGCAGTCGTTATTGACGATACGGAACTATGAAACTTGCAATCGTACTTATCACATACAACCGCTTAGAATACACCAAAAGGACACATAAAGAGCTAAAAGAGACTTTAACAGTACCCCATTACTTCATGTTTGTAGATAACAATTCTACAGACGGAACGAGGGAATGGATTGAGTCTACTGGTGAGAAGTATCTGTTTAATGAAGATAACTATTACCCAGGCAAAGCGACTAATCTAGGCTGGGAACTTGCCCTAGAAGAATACCCTGAAGCTACTCACTTGATGAGGTGCGACAATGACATGACGTTTAAGCCAGGTTGGGACACCTTGGCAGAGGAATACTTTAAGAAGATACCAGAACTCGGGCAGCTAGGACTTGACCATGAAGCGATCGAGCATCCTAAAGCAGCACTTAGGGTGATGGAAATAAATGGTATGAGGCTTAACCCCTGGCCTGGTTGTGTTGGTGGTCCAAATATCATACGTCGCAAAATATGGGACTTAGGGCTTCGATACAAGGAACTAATGTGGAACGACGGCCGTAAAAGCCCCGTACAAGAAGATTCGCAGTTTAGCAGGGCAATACAAGCCAAAGGCTACCTGACAGGACACATGACAGAAGATGTGGCTCGGACATTTGCTAATGTGACGAACTGGAAAGATTATCCACAATATTACGCAAATACTATGAAAGATCGTGGATATGACGAAAAACTAAAGGAGGCAGGGTTATGAAAATTATGATAACCGGCATTGGTGGCTCTATAGGTTCTCACCTGTGGGCGCACGTTATGCACAATACAGATTGGGACGTTATAGGAGTCGATTCATTCCGACACAAGGGCATTTACGCTCGTTTAGAAGCACTGAGCGATAAAAATCCTGAGTGGTTTGACAGAACAACAATTATTACACACGACCTAGAAGCACCATTCAGTAAGGGGCAACTTGAAAAGATTGGGGATATTGATTACATAGTAAACCTTGCTTCTTTGTGTGATGTATGGGACTCGGTAGCCGACCCAGTACCTTTTGTCACGAATAATACTAACCTTATGCTCACAATGCTAGAGTTTGCACGACTCGTAAAGCCAAAAGCATTTGTGCAGTTCTCAACTGACGAAGTATACGGTGCTACCGATGGAAAGTTTGCCTATAAAGAGTGGTCAGACCTAGTGCCGTCTAACCCATATGCCGCATCAAAAGCCATGCAAGAGGTGTTGGCTATATCTTACTGGCGCAGCTATGGTGTACCGCTTATTATTACAAACACTATGAATAACTTTGGTGAAGCACAAGGCCCTAGTAAGTACCCAGTAATCATACAGAAGAAGCTAGAGGATGACGAAACTATTACGGTGCATTGTTCTTCTAACGGTGAAATAGGCTCACGATCATACATACACTCTAGGAACGTAGCTGACGCAGTGTTATTCATACTCAACAATACCACGCCAACAGAACACGTTGCAGGTAAGCAAGACCTACCAGACCGCTATAACATAGCTGGTGAACGATATATCTCTAACCTTGAAATTGCACAGATAATCGCTCGACTGATGGGCAAAGAACTCAAGTATAAACTAGTAGACTTTCACTCGAAAGAACCTGGACACGACCTACACTACGGACTAGACGGCACGAAGTTGCGTGAACTCGGCTGGACACCGCCTGTTAGTCTAGAGGAAGGACTGAAAAACACAATTAAATGGCAGCAAGAACGCCCAGAATGGATACAATCAGAATGAAAGTCATGAGCATTGTGGGTACACGCCCAGAACTAATAAAGATGAGTGAAATCATCAAGAAACTAGATAAATATACTGACCATGTGTTTGTACATACCGGACAGAACTACGACTATGAACTTAACGAGATATTTTACAAGGACTTAGATTTACGACAACCAGACTACTTCCTTGATGTCGCAGGAGGTTCGCTTGGTGAGACTATAGCTAACGTAATAGATGAAGCCGAAGAAGTGCTGATGAATGAGCGTCCTGATGCCGTAGTTATCTTGGGTGATACTAACTCTGCGCTTGCTGGAATCATTGTAAAGCGGATGAAGATACCACTATTTCACTTAGAAGCTGGCAACAGGTGTTTTGACGATAATGTACCGGAGGAGATCAACAGACGAATACTCGACCACATCTCTGATGTGAATATGGTTTACACCGCAACACAACGTAAGTATTTGACTGACGAGGGAGTACCAAAAGACCGGATATTTATTATGGGTTCGCCAATGAAAGAAGTTATAAATAACCTGACACCATCTGAGCTAGAGGTGAGCAAGAATAACTACTTTTTAGTAAGTATCCATAGGGACGAGAACACGGAAATAAAAGAAAACCTTACCATATTACTCGATACTCTTAACGCTATAGCAGAGAAATATAACTTGCCGGTAATTGTTTCTTGTCACCCACGATTGAGAAAGAAGATAGAGGGTGTTGAAATGAATCCCCTAGTACAGATGCAAAAGCCATTTGGGTTCGCTTATTACATCAAGCTACAGAAAAACGCACGTTGCGTTATAAGTGACTCGGGGACAATAAGCGAGGAATCCGCATTACTAGGCTTTCCAGCAATTACTATCAGGAACGCTATAGAACGTCCAGAAGCTAT